ACGACATCCCATTGTGCTAATGGGCCAATGTCTAAATCGTATGTTGTGCCTGTTATTTCTAAAGGAACACGATTAACTAATATGTCTGGTGTTCCGCCTGTATAAACAACGTCTGTAGTTACTTGGTAAACATTCTTACCTCTTAACTGTATGATGTCACCTGCTCTTAAAACTGTTTCTGGATTTGCTGGTGTATATCCGCCAAACGAAACAAACTGTAGTCTGTCACTTAACGTTGGATGCACTTGTGCAGTCCAACCTGTTGTTGTTGTGCTGTCACCTAGGTAATTGTTTAACCAACTAGTATATCCTGTGTTATTCATTTGGACTGTGTCAACAGTGTATCTGTCTAAATTTTCAAACAGTTGTATGTAAGGTCTTTGGTCTTGCCAACGAATACCATTGGGTAGTTTAACTGTAAACCTCCAAGTATCTCCACTTCTCTTTACACTACGAACTGTGTTGTCTCTTGTAATTGATTGTGCCACTACTGGGCTTTTGTCTATGCTAATGCTTTGTGCATTATCGAATATGTATTGAAATCCGCTCATCTATATGCTCCTTGCCCCTTGCATTGCCACTGCGTGTATAAAACTAGGATCTCTAGCAACTAAGGCTTGGAAACTAGGCGCATCAACGGCGTTAATAATATATGTTACATTTGATTTGGCTCTGTCTAGTTCATCTCTAACGAAACTACTTGCTGATGTTCCACCACCAGTATTCATACCAAATAAACTATCTGCTAAACCTTGATTATTTTTAATCAAGTCATTTAAGTTAGTCGAACCACCTGGCAACGCACCAAATAAACTGCTTATAGATTTTTTAATACCAGATCCAATTTTATCTAAAGGTGAAATATTCATTGGTCCTGATACTAATTCCGGGCCGTTCTCGCCCAGTAGCCCAAATTTGCCTGCACTTAAAAAGCCACCACCAGCAAACATTCCGCCAAATATACTACCAATGCCTTTTTTAATTGTGTCAAAGAATCCGCCGCCACTTGAACCACCACCGCCAAATATTTTACCAATGCCACTTGTAATGCTACCAAATACTTTACCAAAGCCATCAAATATTCCGCCAGTAGATCCGCCATTTGAGCCTCCGGATTTTTTACCACCGCCAAATAATCCGCCTATAGCACCCATGATATCAAAGCCGCCGCCTTGTTGACCGCCACCTCCGCCACCAAATATGTTAGCCATTAGTTGTTTTATTTGTGTTCTTAATAATTGTTCTGCAATATCGTCTAATAAACTTTTGAATGAGAACTTACCAGTTTTAACAAATCCAACAATAGCATCTTCCATACCTTGTGTTGCAGTATTAAATAATCTTGCCGCTTGACTACTAGCATCTCTGGCTTTTTCAACATACTCATCCATTGCACCACGCCATCCATCTAACCAAGTGTTAGCGGAACCAGCCTGTCCATCTAAAAATTCTTTGTATTCTTCATTAAGGTTCTTCATTGCACGACCGTGTTCTTCGGTTGTAAGTTTACCTTCTTTAAGAGCCCTGTTTAATAAGTTTGTTTCTTGTGTGTATTTTGCTTTAGCGGCTTTAAGAGGTAACAATCTATTTGTTAATCCTTTAAGGCTATTTTCTAAATCTTTTGCGGCTTTAACTTCTTCTTTAGTTTTCTTAGGATCCATAACAGTTGAAACACTGTTAATCTCGGGTATAGAAACAACTTCGGCGGTTTGAGCGGCTTTTTTGTTAAGTTCATCATAACCTTCTCCTGCGGCTACAACTGCTTTCTTTAATTCGTCATACTGTGCTAATACTTCTGGTGGAATAGCGGCTACAATAGCATCTTTCATTTCAGTTGCTTTACCGGCTACATAATTTAATGCATCACCTACACCAGCACTTAAAGTTTCACCAAAGTCTTTTGCACTTGATTCAATAGCATCTAGTCCAGGAATAATACTTGCAATAGCATTGTAACTGTCTATTAATACTTGAACGAACGCATAAAACTTGCCTTTAACCCAATCAACAATAGCACCAACTTTCTCACTTAAGAAACTTGTAAATCTTCCAAATGCATTGCCCACAACATCTACTGCGGCTTTAAGTTGAACAAATGTTCTACCCAATCCGTTTTCAAATGATAGGTATGTTATTAATGTCGCGGCGGCTACTGCTAGTGCACCAAACGGATTTCCTAACATTCTTTTTGTTAAAAAATCAAATGCCGCACCGACTTTAATTAATACTCCTGCTAATCCTTTAGCACCCATTAATACTACAAATGTTCCTACAACACTTGTAACTGTTTTAATATTATCTGCTAACAGTTGGAATCCAATGCTGATACCTTCAATTGCTGATCCTAGTGCATCGCCAAGTGAACTTGCCGCTTCTTTGTTTGCTTCAATGAATCCTGTAACTTGTTGTATAAGAGCACCAAAGGCAGGTGTTAAACCTCCGCCTATGTCTGCCGCACTGTTCTTAATTGCGATACTAAAGTTGGACATTAGAGTCGATAAATTACCTAGTCTTTCAGCGGTAGCACCGCCAAATCTTTCGTCTAGTCCTTCAGCAAGTGCTTCTGTAATCTTACGAGCACCTTCGGCACTTTTACCAAATTCTGATATTTCGTTTCTTGTAATACCTAACTTGTCTGCAAGTATTTCAAATACAGGAATACCTCTATCGCCAAGTCTGTTAAGTTCTTCTAATCCAAGTCCACCTTGTGTTGTTCTCGATAACAAGTCTGTCATCGCATTTAGTGTTCCTACTTGGTCTGTAGTAACAGCGGCAGTGTCTGTGAATGTTTGTAATAATTTTTCTGTTGGTTGAATACCTGCACCAGCAAGTTTAATAAACGTATTGGATAAGTCTTCAATACCAAACTGTGTTTTAGTTGATAACTTTTGGATAGCGGCAAAGGCTTGTCCACCTTTTTGTGCTGATCCAAATACACTACTTAATGTAGTTTCTAAATCTTGGAATCTTGCTGTAGTATCAATAATACCTTTTAATGCGGCACCTGATACAACACCTGCTAGTATTGTTTTAAGTCCGCCTAGGCTACTGCCAAAGTTTTGTGAACTTTTATCAACTTTCTTAACAGCCTTGTCAGTTTTAGCCAACTGACCTTGTAATTGTTTAATACCACCAAGTGCTTGTTTGGTGTTAATATTGATGCTATAGGTTAAATCAGCCATTGTGTTTATTTCCTAAAAATCTTTTCAATCTCTTTTGTTATAAGATCGGTTGTTGGTTTACTCATGCCCTGTGGTGCTTGTCTGCTACTGCCTTTATCCAAATTTGTTGCATATGGATAAGCGGCGTGTATAGTATTGCCCTTTAATCTTGTTTTACGTTTAGCATTACCTGTTCTTACAGGAGTTCTTACTTTAAACTCTAGAAAGGCTTTTTTAGTAACCTTTGTTTGTAATTCATTAACAATGTTAGTTAAACTAGGGTTTATACTATCCTTTGTTTTTGGCATTGTTACTAACTCCTTGCATCATTCGTTCTAACTCTTTTACAGTTCTGCCTTTATTGTTCTTATATTCGTCAGTGTTTTGCCACTCGACATACTTACTTGCAGTTTGTAAAACAAGTAAATCAACTGTTGTGCCTTGCTTTAAGGCTACACTTGGTAAAACACCGTATCTTTGTGCAACGTTGTCCAAACTGATTAGCATCTTTGTATAAGTGCTATCCCAGTCGGGTTTGGTGTTTACAACTTTCCCAAGCGTTCAACAATGGCGCCAACTGCTAAGATTAATACATCTGTCGGAAGTGTATTGCCTGCTTTAATAATAGGTTTACCTTCTTCATCTAGAACAAGATCTTTAACCATGTCAATAACATCACCTGGCTTGCCTCCGTCATTAGCGTTTGCTAATTTCATGAACACATCCATTGGTTGTCTATCCCATGTGTGAAAAGTAACTTCTTCGCCATACTTCTTTACAACGGCTTCGTTACTTAGGGTAATTTCTATTAGTTGGGGTTTTGCTGATAATTCTTTTAACTTCATATCTGTTTTCCTTTTAATCTGTTTTGTTTAGTAGTTCGTTTGCGACTGCTACTAAGAAACCTAGCCTGCTATTGGCTTTCTTTAAATCACTTTCAGCACACCTAATCTCGTTCTTGGCTTTTGCCACTTCTGCAAGAATTGTTTGTGCTAGTTCTTGTTTACTTAAAGTATTTAGTATCTGCATATCGTCTTTCTCTGTGCTGTTAATAATATGGGGGAATTGCTCCCCCCATATAATTTTGTGTTACTGCAATTATGCTAATGCAACATTAGAGACTTGGTAGTCACTATCGATTGTTAGCGTAATCGGCGATACCCATACTGGAGCATCCGCTGAAACAGTTGGAGCAAGGCCTGTCAAATACCCCGTTCCACTCATATGTTTTCCTGCTGTTCCGTCTGATTCATCACCTAAGTAAAGATCAAATTGAACTCTTGCTTTGTATGTTGATAATCCGAAGATTCCAACTACACTAGCAACTGCTGGTTGACCAACTACTGCAACTGCTGTAGTTGTTCCGTCTCCAACATACCATACTTTTGTATCAAGTTGGTAAGCGTATTCACTTGCTGTAGGACTTGTTCCTTCCCAAGTTGTTAATGCTGAAGCATCAGCCACTTCTGTGTAATCGCCAAAGAATTTAGTTTGGTTAAGAACCAAGTTCATTCCTAGACTGTTTGTAGCCGTTGTGGCTATTTGTTTTTTTGCCGCCGCATCTAACTGTGTCCAAGTAAAGACATCATTTGCCGCGTTAACGGTAATGTCTTGTAATGAAGGAACAGTGATACCTGTTGCGTCAACAGCCTTCGAAGTGTGATGAAGTTGAAGAGTTGCTTCAACGTTGGTCACACCTGGTGCTGGGTAGATATAATCTGCCATGTTGTGTTTTCCTTTATAGTTTATTTAATGTTAGTAAACCTACATTCAAACTGCGTTACTAATTGGTCACCATTTGCATAAGAAGTTGAAACATTAACACGTCTCTCAGTATAACCTGTGATAGTGCTTGCCTTCATTACTCCTTTTACATATGTAACCATAGCATCATAGTTCGACGGTAGGGTTTTAGCGTCTGTGACAACATAGATATCAACAATAGTGGTTTCGGACACTATTCCTAAATTATCTAATGTATCATATAAGGTTTCTTGTTCGGATTGTGGGTTGTCTACATACAACTGTTTTAAGTTTTGCAAGTAAAGTGCTGAACCATTTTGATCAAATGGAAGATTTTGGCTTACGCCGAAACCACTTGGCTTGTTTTCACTCAAATAAGTTAATATTAAACTTCTCATTATCTTATCCTCTTCATTTGAACAACGCCAGGAGTCATTTCGCTAGATTTGATTGTTCCTGTGCCGTCAAAGTCATACCAATCACCTGCAGTAATTAGTTCTCCAAACAGTTTTTCGTATTTCTGTTCGTAGTATCCTAACTTCTGCTTCTCGTCGTTATCATCGCTACCAAAGTCTGCAACTTTAGGAAGTATGTAGTAATACATAGTGTAAAAACAACATAAGTCTGTAAAGTCATCTCTTCTGGCTTTNATTTTAAGTCCACTTGGGCTTGGAATATCCGCTACAGTATTGATTTTGGTAGCGCCTTTGTCTTGTATGACAAAATAACTCCTCCACCAATCTGTAGATCGAATATTTGATAAGATTTTTGCGGAAGACCTAACTAGTAAGTCTGTAACCACGTCCTCTGTTAAGGCCTCATTTGCCACAAACAAGCGAGAGTCAGTTTCAGTCATATCTAAATATTGAGCAAAACTAACAAAGTTTGTTGATGTTTCAATGAATGCCATTTTCAATAATCCTTATTATGCTACTAAGTCAACATTCATGATAAAACCATGAGATGCTTGGATTGTCTTAGCGCCTGCAACACCTGTTAAAACTACATCAGTAGCACGAGCCGCCGCTTGATATTGTTCACTCATACCAATTGATCCACGCATTGCGTGTCCGATTGCACTTGGTGAAAATACTGCACAAGTTGCCACGCCAGTTCCGTCATCGTAAGGAACTAGTGCAGATTCTATAATTCTACAGCCAGCGATTTGCGCCACGAAGTAGTTAGATAGAATGTCGTTACCAACATTAGTAGGTGAATTGTAACTGTCAGTTGCTGTTAAAGCCTTCTTAAGAGCGTTAGCCGCAGTAGGATGAATTACTGCAAAGAATGGGCCCGTAACTTTGTTAGCACGAATTGCCGCAACTCTGTCCATAATGTCATCTTTAGTAAAAGATGCAAGTGCGATTGCAGTAGTGGCACCACTTAGGTTTGAGAATTCGCTCATGAACTGTGTGTCCATTGATTCTGCGATTGCTCTACCTGATTGGTCTCCTAATTGTGCTAAAACATTTGATTCTGCTGAGTTTTTCAACATATCAGTTACTTGATGATAAACAACGTGCTCTGATAACGTCATTAACGCTTGAGATGTGTTTGTGTCTTTGGCAGTTGCCGCTGACTCATCAGTAATGTTTTCTGCTGTGATTGAACTCCATACAGGAACTTGTAATACTTTACCTGAGTTTGCTGGAGCGTCGAAAATTGTTGCCATACTTCTTGCAACTGAATTTTCGTATGCCGCGAATTGTGCCGCTGTTACGAGATTGCTAAACAATTCCGCATTGATTGCTGTTGTGTTTGCCATGTTAATGGTCTCCTTGGTTGTTAGTTTTTAACGCAGACCTTGTGACTTTTTATACTCACGATAGATTGCTCTATGTTCTGGATTCTGCATATTTAATTTATTAACATCTAATTTACTATCTTTATTCGTGTTAGTGTTACTGTTTGTATTTGTCGTTGCTGGTGCTGGAGATACAAAATGAGCGTTAGTATCTAACCACTCCTTAACATAATAGTCAACACTTACTGGTTTACCATTATCATCATATCTTACACTACCATCAGTGCCAATTACTTCAACATCACCATTGTCACTAAGTCTTACATTACTTGCTAACAGTTGTTTTACTTGTTCTGGTGCTATTGCTTTATAACGAGCCGCGGCATCCAAAATTGGACTGTTAACTTTGTATTCCTTAATAACATTGTCACGTTTTTGTATTTCAATGTCTTTACGCTGAGCAAGGTCTTGTAGTGTCTTTTCAAACTCGCCTCTTTTAATTGCTTCTGCTTGAGCCTTTTGCTCTGCATCTGCTTTTAAAGATTTAAGTTCTTCTACGTCACCTAAGTCCTCATATACCTTTTCGTATTTGCGTTGCATAGACTTTTTTAATCCAGCCATATGGTTGTCAAATTCTGCTTGTGTATATGTTTTGTGCTCTACAGTTTCCTGAGTATTTGTTTGGTTAGCGGCTTCAGTTGCCTCTACAGTTTCCGATAGTTGATCGCTCATCGTATGCGTGCCTCCTTAAGAGTGTTTATTAGTTTTATTTATCGGTTATTAATTAACCAATTATATATGCGTGTAACCTTCTGCAGATAGTTTTAAATGATCTGCTTGGGTATTCGCTGTAACTTGTTCCCCGTCTGGGCTAACCATAACGTGTGGAACAAACTCCTCGGTAAGGTATTCTTTGGGATCCTCACCAAGTAATTCAATAACTCGCTTATCGATAAGTTTTAATACACTTGGATTAGTAACGGCTTTTTTAGCAGTTTCTAATTGTGCGTATTCATTATCAACATCACGAATATTAAAACTATTTGGATATTCAATATAACCTGTAAAAGATTGTCCTAAATATGCGGCAAATAGTTCCCAAATATGTTCTTCTGCTAATTCTAAATTATCTCCCTTTTCTGAGAGTCTAGCATTTAGCAATTCGAATTCTTGTTGTTGTGCAACACCACTGGCTCTTTTAGCCTCTGTTGCTCTTATACTACCAATGTTAGCCATCTTGTCAATACTTGCAACTGCATCTTTGATAGCATCCATAATACTTGTGCTACTTGCACCATTGTATGTTAATAGATATGGCTTTAGTCCTGGATCCAAATCATTCGGAATTTGAACAATACTTCCACTACCATTTCCAGCAATAACATCTGGGGTTGTAACTAAACTTGGGTGTGAGTCTAAACGAATAGTTTGTTCTAATTCATTTTGCATATTGTAAATGAATCTTTGAACATCTGAGATATCATTTATATCTCCCATTCCAATTCCTCTAACACTTGTCTTTTTGTTGTAGGCAATAACTGCAGGAATCATTCCTAAGCCATTAACTTCTACCATACGAGTTTCTTCGTAATCTTTTTCTAAGTCAACTACTTTTGTTGTAATTGTTTCTGGTGTCCATTCTTTAATAGTTCTTACACTACCGTTTGAATCTTCAATATAACGAATGTAGTCTAGTCTATATGAACCGTCTACTAATCTTTCATAGTTCCAATCCAACATATTAAGAGGGGTAATAAGGTTAACATATGGTCTAACATTTGAACCTAGTTCTTCTGCCATTGTTTTAGCACCAACGTTTGGCTTTGTAACAATTACCCAACAATGTCCGAACACACTACTCCATGTAGCAACATCTTTCATAAAGTTGTTGAAACTTGTTCCGTCCTTGTCTGCGTTCTTTAAAAAACTTTGTGTTACTGGAAGGTTAGTTAAACTGTTTAAATCTCTGTAAGGTTCTTCACGGAATAAGAAACTGTTGTATACTGAGATAACACTTGCACAATGATTGTCTAAGTGAGCACTGCGTATTCGCTGACTGTATTCTTCTCCGCTTTCCAATTGATATTTTGTTAAGTGTAATCCGTCACGGTAAACTTCGCCACCAATGTAACTTTCTAGCAAATACTCCCAACGATTTTGATAGTCAGTGTAAATGCTATTGCCACTTGCCGCCGCGGCAACATCTGATTGTATTATATTATTAATTATTGTCATACTATTGTGTTCCTATTTTGTGTCCCCAACGCTGTGGTTGTTGTGGTTTAAATTCTTTTCTTACTGGGAACAAGTAATCAGTTATGTAACGAACGCAATCACACATATGTGAATAATCAACAGCGCCATTTTTATCTGGTATCATAGATCCTTCTTTATATTCCCATCGGTCCATACTTTCAATTGTTTGTTTACATTTTGGATCAAAAAACATCTTTCTTTCTCCACTTGCACTCAGTAACATACTGTTTACTGCATTGATAGTATCACGAACCGGTGTGTGTTTATTCGGTGCTTTAATTATAAAGCCTGCATTTGTAAGTATACTTATGTCTGATTTGCCACCAGCACTGGATTTCATTGCTTTTCCGCTAGGATCTGGAAAAACAAATATTTTCCTATCACTGTAGCGATTTTTAATTTCTTGCACCATTTCATCTGTATTACTACTTGTTAACACTATTTCATCTATTGCGTGTAGCACATTATCATTTAATGCAAATACTACGGCGGTCATAAAGCCCACGTTAAAGTCTTCTCCAATATACACTATGCTTGGTGCTTCGCCTGTGTATGGTTGAACACTGTGTTCTCTATCGAAACTATAAAATATCTTTGATCCACTTTGAACAAAGTCTGCATCATACTCTTGTGCAAAAGTCTTTTGGTCAAGTAATGATTTAGCGTATTCTACTTCATCTGCATCAACAAATCCGCCTTCTAATGTTGATACTCTCCAACTAGCCCAATCCTTATCACTAGTTCCATTATTGAATAAGTCAAAGGCCCAATTGCTTTGTCCTTTAGGTGTTCCACAAAATAATGCGTGTCCTTTGCTATCTGCTAGGGCAGGCATAAGTGCTTCATAGAATGCACTAGGGTGTATGTCAGCAACTTCGTCCAT